CCGACTGTGTAGCCATGGCAGCGATACCGTCCCACGCCGTAGTGATTACAGCGTCCACAGCGGGCACGGCTTTGACGGTTATGTTGGCATCCCCACCGTTCAAGTACGTCACCCCTGAGGCCGTCAGGATCGCCTCCACACGCTGCCTGACTGTCTCCTCCACATACCCTGACGCACCCACATCCACGAGGCCGAGCTCGGCTAGGTTCCCCATACCCGTCACAGTGGTGATGGCTGTGGGTGGGTTCGTGCCAGTAAAACTCACATCTATATCCGAGATTTTTCCGGAGAATCTGGGCTGACCGTTGAACGATATGACCAGGGTATCGGATATTTCCATTACGGGGCCAGCGGCCCCACGGATCACGAGCTGTGCGCTAGAAGCTGTGGGAACATCCGTAACCGTTGATCGGCCATGCATGACCGTGGTATTGAACTCCACACTGCCCATGTCAATAGCGGCCCCGTTCAGGGTCATTGTCAGGCTCATGTGAGTACCGGCTGAACTACTGAGCCCGCCCGAGCGTCACCCCTGCGGATAACGTTCTGGATCGCAAGCGCCACGGCTTGGTCGGTGATGCGTTGCTGGGCTGATTCGGCTGTGGCTACTCTCTCGGCCCTGGCTGCTGTGGCTGCTGCTTCCACGTTGCGTACGGCTTCGGCTACATCCTTGGCTAGGCGTGACTTGAAAGCCGACCCGACAGGTTTGGCCATGTTCTTGCCTAGTTTGGCTAGGGTTTTCTGTTCGGCTTTGAGTTGCTGCGCTAGTCCTGTGACCATTTGGGCGGCTGATGCCACGCCAGCGGTCATGAACTCCGGCACGAGGCCCATGGCTAGGCCAGCCGTGGTCTCCTGAACACCTACCCACTTCTCATTTATGGAGGGGACTAGCCCGTCATCTATGAGCTGCTGTCCCAGTGCGGAACCTGTTTCAGGGCCAAGGGATGCGATAGCGTCAATAAGGGTTTTGTCGGCCCCCTGTGCTTTGATGCTGTTGAGTACGTTGCCGAAGTAGTTGGCCTGTTCTATCTGCTTATTGAAGCCTTCAACGAGGCTGGTTCCGGTTGCGGCTCCCGCATCGTCAAACTGGGCCTCGAACGCTGCACCCAAATCTATGCCACCAAGTAGGTCTTGCTGGATAGCCCCCGCATAATCTTTCACCGCTTGGGTGGCTGACTGGAACGCCGTCACGGAATTGTCGAGGGCTTGGGCTGTGAGCCCCTCGGACTCTTGCAGGATCTCTTGGGCGGCTGCCGCTTTTAGTTCCCACTTCGTCAGGGTCTCGGTGGCCTTCGTTGCGCCTTTGGTCGCTGTGGTGGTTTCGTCTAATAGTTTCGCTTTACGTGCTAAGTACGGGGCGAGTGCTGCTTCTTGCTTAACGCGTTGCGCTGCGGCGATGCCCGAGTCGTGGGCTCCAGCAATCATCTCTTCTCTTGCTAGGCGGGCGTCTATCCGTCCGGCGCGTTCCGCTTTAGCCAATGCAACAAATGAGTCGTGAACCCCATCTATTGACTTAGCGTATTCATCAGCCTCGATTTGACCATTACGGAAAGAATTGTATATTTCCGTTAACCCACCGCTGGCTAAGGCTGCACTGGCTCTCAACCCCAACATGGCTGCATCAACAAGTTTGATGTTCGTTCCGGTCACTTTCGCTTCCGTGTTTAGATCATTGAACGAGTCTTTAAGTTCTATGATCTCACTGATGGCTGAACCCACACCTCTTGTGAGCAACGCGATCTCTGCGCCTACTTTGCTAATACCGGCCGCCATGCCCATTGAGCCACCCATGGCACTCGTGGCTGTTTCTATTGCATCAACCAGCCCGAGACCGATCTCGGCTTTAGCGTCCTCCACAGCGGCTGTGAGGATGCGTTGAGAGTTCGCCAGCCCGTCTGCTGTGCGCTCAAAATCACCTTGTGCGTCTGTGGTTTGTTTCAGGATTACTTCGTAGGCGGCGAGTACTTTCTGCTGGGTGCTAAGTTTTCCTGTCCCATCGAAGATCCCGAGGTTCATGGCTTCGGCCTTGAGCGCGGCATCATCAAGTAACACGCCGTAACGCCTGAGCGGTTCAGCCTCACCGCGTAACGCGGAACCGATCGCGGTGATGGCTGCCTCGGGGCTGGAATTGTTGAACGATGCCAGGTCTGCTGACAAGGTTACGAGGTCGGTGGAGAAGTCTACGAGATCTTGGTCTGCGAGTCCTGCTGCTTTACCGAACTGGGCGAACGTGGCGGCGGCTTCCAAAGCCATTGTTTCCGTTTGTCCGAGGGCTGTGACGCTGGTCTCGGCGAACTCTAGGATAGAGTCGGCTGAGTCACCAAAGATAACCGCGACCTTGTTCTGGGTCTCGATCAGGTCGGAGGCCGCGTTCACTGCGTCCACACCGAGCTTGACGGCGAACGCTCCAGCGGCTGCCGTGGCCCCGATTAGGGCTGGGCCCAGGTACTTGCTGACCGAATTGCCGAAACCTTTCAGGCCGCCTTCAGCCTTCGTCATTCCTGCGTTAAACTTTTTCAGGTCAGCGGCCAAGAATATCGTGAGGGTCTTACCTGCCGCAGCCATCAGATCACCGCCCATTTCTTAACTACACGGTCAACTGCTTCGCTCCACTCGTCTATGGCTTCAGGCCAATAGTCGGCTTTCTGGAGCCAGTTAGTTCTCTCGAAAGGGTCTGTACCTGTCAGTTCAGCCGACCCGCCGCCCTTGCCTGTGCTGCTCGGGTATCTGAGCATGTTAGTGGATGCCCCACCGGTGAGCACTTTCTTTTGGAAACCGATCTTGATGGAGGGTAGGCGGTCGTTTCTGGATCTGATTGAGTCAGCTAAGTACCCGCCCCAAGTTGGGACTTTTTTGGCTGCTTTCTTGTATGCGGGAACCATGTGCCGGTCAGCAATCACGCGGCTAGAAGCCCGAAGTTCTTTGGTGGCTATTTTCCCGAGTTTCCCAAGGTCACGGAGTAGAGGGTTGAGGCCTTCAATGTAGAGGTCTACCTGTTTAGCCATCGGATTTCAACTCCTCCATGATCGTGACAACCTCTCGGCCGGTCAGTTTCTTGCACTCACTTAACGGCCAGCCGGTAGCGACCGCTATCTGTATCATTAGCCTGCTGTGGCTTCCTCCGTAAAAACCTCTGCGGATTCACTTACCATATCCACCTTGACCCTGTTGCGCCTCGCCCACAGTTTCACTGTGGACAGGTTCCCAGGCTCTTTATCTTCCAAGTAGTAGTACGCGATCACTAGCCGCATGCCTTGTTCGCTGGCTGGTTTGTTTCCTTGTAGCTCTTCGTACATCATGAAGTCCACGGGTAACGTTTCGATCTCGATTGTTTCGTGGTTATCTGATTCTATTTTTAGTCTTGGATACATGGTGTTCCCCTCTGCTCTCGTTGTTTAAGTGAAAACGATTTCGCCTTCAAGTCCTACCGTGCAGGTCGCGATCCCATCGGCTGGGAAGGCAACGTTGGCTGCGTTGATGTACATGGCTGTGCTGACCCATTCGCCGACCGCTGACGCGATTGTCATTGCTACTGGTGTGGCTGCGGCGATCGCTGTCTGGAGGGCTTCGTACATGCCCGTATTCTCATCGTACAAGAAGTCAAGGCTTACGGATGAGATCAAGTCAACCTGGTCATACGCAACGCATGAGAGTGTCTTGGTGCGTAGGATGGTCGGGTTCGTTTCTACTGTGCCTGAGGTGATCTGGCACTCATACTGGACTCCGCCAAGGTCAACCGTAAAGGCTGCCCCTGCGACTGATACGGCTGCTGGCATTGTGTTACTCCTTCATTTCAATAGATAGATTTATTTCGGTACTAATGACGGTTCCTTGCGCACCTAACGACAACAGTTGTGGGGCTGTTACTGACTCAACACTGAAGTTGTTAGGTACTTGGGCGAGTAAAGTGTCAACGGCTGTTTCTGTTTGTAGCGTGGCCGTGTCATTCACTCGGGCGTTGATGTTGATGAGCACACGCCACCGGCAGCGATAGTTCAGGGTGCTACCTAAACGGCTGGGGACGATCCACGGGCTATCTGGCACGATCACCACACTGGGTGTGATGGGCGTTCCTGGGACTGTGTCGT